GATTTCTCTCAGAAATGGAAGAATATTATCAAATGGGCTTCGTTCATTGCAAGTATTGCACTTAACATCCTACAAGGATTATGGAGGCCGTAACTATGCTAGTAACGCCTACCTCAACTCGAGGCCGCGAATGGCTTCGCAATGTAATGAGTGGTCTAACCCATGACAATACGTCAGTAGTCAAGCGTCCTGGTGCAACTGAGGTTTTGGATCAAGTATTCAAAGCCGTCCGCGTTGCCTACAGAACCACTCACATACCAACCAACCTTGCTCAGATTGATGACAAGTTCTTGGAGCGTGTTATGTGGCCACGCAGTATTTACAAATACTCTGTTCTTAAAGAGCAAATTGATGCTTTTAAGATAACCCGAGATGAACCCTGCACCTGGCAGGATCTACTTGAGGAGTACAAGGAAGATACATGTTGGGTCCCCGCTACCGAGTACAAACTGGATCTGAATCTTCTAAGAAACAAGAGAGCGTTGAAGAAAGCAGCTGGATTACCCGAAGGTGGTAAGAAAGCGGATGCACTTGACGGTGCAATCCAATACAACGATAGTGTTGTTAAGCCTTCTAATAGTATAAGCAAATGTTGGGCAGATGTCCCTGGATACAGAACTCAACAATCTGAACCAAGCGAGCCGAAAGTCCGGTTAATCTTCGCACGTTGTACACACCTTTGGGTGTTGGAGTGTGAAGCTTTAGACGACTCAATAACCAAGACAATAGAACAAGCTCAAACATTGAGCAAACGATTTCAGCAATTTTATTTTGATGCTCGAGCTCAGTTGAAAGAGTGGATGAATAAATATTCTGATCGTGTGACCTGTTGGGTCTATCTTGATGCGACCCGTTTCGATAAGGATGTCCAAAGTAGTGAGATAAGCGCATGTTGGACGTATTTAGCCCCACAATATCCTTATTTGGAACTACTAATAGAAGTAGGATCGCATGGAGAAATTCTAATGCCAGAGGGAGTTGTAGCTCGAAAAGGTGGTATGCCTTCGGGGAGTAAGGTTACAAACATGGGTGATAGTATTGCTAATGTCTTTGACAACCTCGAGATTTTGAAAAGAATGCGTTTGGACAAATATTTAGAATGTCTTTTGGTGAATGGTGATGATATCACACTTGGATTCTCAACTAGAATAACCAAAAGCAATCTAGAAAAGTGGGC